CTGCTGCGCACAGTCACTGCCAAAAATGATAAATTTGAAACCATGAAAGGAAGACCGCCAAAATCAGAGGCAAAGCATAAAGAATCCGGCACCTATCGTGCCCATCGCCACAGCACGCGTTTGAAAACAAGTACTGATGACGACCTGCAACCACCGGAACATTTTACACCGGAACAGGTAGCCAAATGGAACGAGGTGGTGAATCATCTGAAGTCGTTTGACATCCTGGCCGAACAGGACGCAGACAGCATTGCAACCTATGTGCAGTCTGTGATCCTGCAAAAGGCAATGTTTATTGAAATGCAGCGCACCGGCATCCATGACGGCGAAAAAACATCTGCTGCGTTCAGGGTGTATCGCGATTTGGAAAACGTGATAAAACCACTGCGTGAACAGTTCGGGTTTACACCGAGGGCCAGGCAGTCAATACATGTGAAACCAAAGGAAAAAAACAAGGTGGATCCTATTTTGGCAATCCTGTCAAAGAATAAAAAGGCGGTCTGATGCTGGAACTATACCAGGGGTATATTAAAAAAGTGCAATCCGGTATCGTGCCTGTGTGCGATTATGTACGCATGGCAGTTGACCGGCAACTAAATGACCTGAAACGCCAGCGCAGACCTGATTTTCCGTTTTACTTCGATGAGGACGAGGCCGACCGGTGGATCAGTTTTATATCCATTCTTCGCCACACGTCAGGCGAATGGAAGGGCCAGAATTTCAACGTGCAGGATTTTCAGGCGTTCAGGTGGGCCTGTCTATTCGGATGGCAACGCACAGACGGCAAAGGCCGCAGATTTAGACGGGCATTTGTAGAGGTGGCCAGAAAGCAGGGTAAAACAGAGGAGGCAGCCGCCATCATGCTGGGTGGTATGATTATAGACGGCGAACAGACGGCACAGATTTACAGCGCAGCTACAACACGCCACCAGGCTAAAATCGTGTACAATGCTGCCAAAATGATGGGCCGTTCACTGCGCACAGACAGCGATACAATGGCTGAGGGGCTAAAAGTTATGCAGCATCGTGTCATCTGGAACCCGACTGATTCATACATGGAGGCGCTATCTGCGGAGGCTGGCACATTGGATGGCCTGTCGCCACACGTGGCCGTCATAGATGAATTTCACGCGCATCCATCGAATGAGGTACTAAAGGTTATTGAAACCGGCATGGGTGCGCGTTCGCAGCCGCTGACCTACATCATCACCACTGCCGGATTCAACTTTGAGTCACCATGGTTCCACCTTCGCCAGAACTGCATTGACATCCTGCGCGGACTAAAAACAGATGAAACCTTCTTTGGCATCATCTACACATTGGATGACGGTGACGACTGGAACGACCGGACTACATGGGTTAAGGCAAATCCGCAGATAGGTATAACACCTACATGGGAATTTATGGAATCCGAATACACTAAAGCGGTAAATGAGGGCGGCAGGTCTGAGGTTGAATTTAAGACAAAGAATCTGAACATGCCTGTTGGCGTGTCAGAGGTGTGGATACCTGATGAACTTTGGCAGGCATGCCCATCAGATATTAACATAAACGAATTGGCAGGCCGTGAGTGCTACGCAGGCATAGACTTTGCGTCTGTGTCCGATTTTACGGCCATGACGTTACTATTTCCACCACAGGAACCGAATGAACCATACATTGCGCTGCCGTATTTTTGGATACCTGAAGAGGTACTTAAAATGCGTTCACGCGATTTGCCTGACATCCTGCGGTGGCAACAACAGGGGCTGGTCAACGTAACACCTGGAAACGTGACCGATTATGACTATTTGGCGGCTGAGGTAGCACGTCTGCGCACCCTGTACGATATTCGGGCAATAGGTTACGATCCACACAACGCATGGCAGACGATAGCTAAGCTGGAGGCTGACGGCCTGCCGATGGACAAATTCAGTCAGGGTATTATGAATATGTCGCCACCGTCGAAGGAATTTGAACGAATTGTCAGGAACCGGATGCTAAATCACGGCGGGAATCCGGTACTGCGCTGGATGTTGCAAAATTGCGTGCCATATTATGACGCAAATGAAAACCTGAAAATCAGGAAGATGAAAGAAACACGGGGTGCAAAGATTGACGGTATTGTATCAACTATCATTGCGCTTGGCGAATACCTTAAAAATCCGGTTTCAGACGTTTATTCACAGGCTGATGTGTTCTACATCTAAATCCTAAATAATGGCACATAATGGCGCGACTGCACAAAAAATTAGATGATTTCAGGGTGTTCATGCGCCTGTATTACGACCTGCATGAAACAACAGACACCTATGCGCAGACGTATGAACGCACCGAACAGTTTTATGAAAATCTGTATGGCAAACGACTGTTCACGGGGTTCGGTGCGTTTCATTCTTACAAATCGCGATACCTGAAACTGATTAAAATATGATGCTGTTTAACACCGTTCACTGTGTATCTTTGCATCAGTTTGAATGTGTGTATTGATGATGATTATATCATTGAACGGCCAGCAGTAATGTTGGCCGTTTGTTTTATACCTAATTGCGCAAAGGGCGCACAAATTGCGCGTAATTTTGTACGGCAATGGGAATCGTTGATAACATATTGCGCGTTTTTTCGCAAAAACAGACAGGTGAACATCGTTCATCACTTACACATCCGGCAGAATGGATGTACACCTGGTTTGGCGGTAAACCTACGCGATCAGGGGTAAACGTAAACGCGGATACTGCCCTGACGCATGCAGGTGTTTACGCGTGCGCAAAAATACTGGCTGAATCTGTTGCATCGCTGCCGGTATCCCTGTACATCACTGAATCAGACGTAACACGCGAACTTCGCAATGATACGCGCACGCGACTGATTGGTAGCGAACCATCTGAATTATACACGTCATTTGATTTCCGGTCAACAGCAATGCTGCACCTGGCCCTGCACGGTAATTTCTATGCTGAAATAAAACGTGATGGCAATATGCGGCCAAAGGAACTGCGCATCATCGAAAATCCTAACTGGGTTAGGCCTGAACTGGATTCAACCGGTATGCTGTGGTATCGCATCTTTGATGTGCAAACGTCTGCCGGTGGCTACATGGAGCGCACTGAACCACTGCGGCCCCGTGACATCATCCATGTAAAGGGATTGTCAGCAAATGGCCTGGAGGGTAAATCACCCATCACTGTATTCCGTGAAAATATCGGCCTGGGCATTGCCACCACACAAACGCAGGGCAGCCTGTGGAAGAATGGCACGCTGATTTCAGGCTATTTGAAACACCCTGGTAAACTGGCACCGGATCAGGTGCAGAACCTGCGTGATACATGGCAGTCACGCTATACAGGCCGTGACAATGCGGGCAAAACACCAGTGCTGGAAAACGGCATGGAGTTTATACCGCTGTCACTAAAACCGGCAGATGCTATGTTTTTAGAAACAGCAAAGCTATCCCTGCACGATGTTTGCCGGATTTACCGCATCCCTCCGCACATGGTAGGTGATTTGGAACGCAGCACAAATAACAACATCGAACACCAGTCGCTGGAGTTCGTGCGTGACACCCTGCGTCCGTGGCTTAAAAATTGGGAACAGGAACTGAACCGTAAACTGCTGTTTGATTCTGAAAAGTCACGCATGTTTTTCAGGTTCAACGTAGATGCACTGCTGCGCGGTGACACTAAATCACGGGCCGAATACTTCACGCGTGCATTAGGCAGTGTATCAAATCCAGGCTGGATGACACCTAATGAGGTGCGGTCGCTGGAAAAACTAAATCCGATTGAAAACGGGGATACTATCTACAATCCCACACTAAATAACGAAGCGCCTGATAGCATTCAGGCCGACAATTTGAACGACAATGCAGAAGCAAGTCAGGCATCATAAATCGGGCGTGGAAACACGCGAGGCGCGGCCATGCGTTCAGGGTGTTGAGGTTCGTATGGCGCAGGACGGACAACCTGAACTGTTCGGTTATGCCCTGAAATGGGATACTGAATATCGTGTTGGCTGGTTCACAGAGCGCATTGCACGCGGTGCATTAACTGATGCAGATATGTCCGATGTGCGCATCCTGTTCAATCACGATCCTAACATGGTCATTGCCAGAACAGCATCAGGCACGGCCACTGTGGGCATGGATGATACCGGCATGTACTATCGTGCCAGCATCCCGAATAGTCCGTTTGGGCAGAACCTGATAGAATCCCTGAAACGTGGTGACATCACGCAGTCATCATGGGCATTTTCCATCCGCGAGAAGGGCGACAAATGGGAATACCGTGAAGGTGTGGGCGACATTCGCACCATCACATCGGTTGACACTGTTTATGACGCATCACCTGTGACATATCCTGCGAATCCTGACACATCTGTTGCAACACGTTCATACAAACGCAATGGCGGCGAATACGAATCCGAGGGAACACCGCAGACGCAGTTGATTGAATCAATCACTGAACTTCTGAATGACACCACTGAATATGTTGATTGTCTGAATGAAAAAGCAGACATGATGACCATGATCGCATCGGTGAATGCTGACCTGAAACCTGTTGGTGATGAATTGTCGGCAAAAGCCAAAACAAAGGCTGCTGAACTGACTGCATTTATCACCGAACTGGCGGCTGCTGTTCCTGTGGCATTAACTGGCATAATGCCAGATGCTGCACAGGCCGAACAGCAGCGCAACGAACACACTGAAACACTAAACTGCCTGGGTCGCGCACTTTCGAGGCTTGAGGCTATCCACAAACAAAAACAATAAAAACGACATGACAACTGGTATCCAGGGTCTGTACGACCAAAGGGCGCGACTGATTGAACAGATGGTTGCGCTTCCTAAAGCCGCTGCCGCTGAAGGCAGGGCGATGTCCACCGAAGAGTCAGAAAAGTTCGCCAAAATCGAAAAGGATGAGGCGCAACTGACAAAGACCATCGAAGCGCACGAGGCAGCGGAGCGCATGGAGGCCCGCATGGCCGGTAAGCACTTCGAGGCTGTTGACAAGGCAGCACCGAAGGCAGACCGCGACAAGGCAGCCGACTACCGCAGCGCATACCTGAATTTCCTGCGCAAAGGGAATGCGAACCTGTCACAGGAAGAGCGTTCACTGCTGGCAGAAAAACGCGGAACATCCAATCAGGTTGTTGGCACTGATTCCCTCGGTGGCTATCTGGTTCCCGACCTGTGGCAGCCGGAAATCGAACGCGCTATGCTGGACTATTCCGGTATCCTTCAGGCATGTCGCATTCTGCGCAGTGCTACCGGCAGCACCCTGTACTGGCCGACTGAGGACGACACCACTACAAAGGCGGTGAAAATTGCCGAGGCTGGAGCGTTCACGGTGCAGGATCTGACCTTCGGACAAAAGCAACTGGATGCCTACAAATACGGCACAATTGCTAAGGTTTCATGGGAGCTTTTGCAGGACAACACCTACAACATCGAACAGGAACTGCGCACGGTGTTTGCACCGCGATTCGGACGCAAGCTGAACGAGGACTGCACGACCGGTAACGGTTCAGGCAATCCTAACGGTGTAGTGACCGCATCAACACTGGGCAAAACAGCCGCATCCGCCACTGCGTTTACCTACCTGGAAATCCTTGACCTGAAACATAGCATTGATCCGGCATACCGCAACAGTCCATCATTCGGTTTTATGATGAATGATGCTGTGCTGCTCGCCATCAAAAAACTGGTTGACAGTCAGAACCGTCCACTGTGGATGCCTTCCTATGTTGCCGGTCAGCCTGACCGCATTGACGGAACGCAATACTGGATCAATCAGGACATGGATTCATCCATCAACGCCAGTTCTAAACTGATTCTGGCTGGCGACTTCAGCAAATACATCGTGCGTATCGTGCAGGATATGATTTTTGCACGCCGTGATGAACTGTATTCTGAAAACGGTTTGGTCGGATTCCAGGCATGGATGCGTTTTGACGGCGAACTGATCAACACTGCCGCCATCAAACACCTGATAACTGCCGCATCCTGATGAAGGTACGCATTTTGCAATCGTGTGCGGCTGGTGATCCCGATACCGGCGAACAGTTGTCACTGGCTAAAGACCAGGTGATTGTTCTAGGTGCTAAATTGGCCGTTAGCCTGATTAAAGGCGGTTTGGCTGAAGAGGTACGCGAGAAGGAAAAGGAAACAGCAGCCGCACCGATGCAGGGCATTGAAAGGCGTAAGAAATAAACACAATGGCAACGACAGACGCACAATTACTTTCGCTCAGGCCGCCATACGTAGCGTTAGAATGGTATCGCAGCCGCACAACAGCATTCACCGTCACGGTGGAGGACAGTGCAGGCACGCCTATCAATCTGACCGGCGCAACGGCAACGATGCAGGTTAAAAGTGCGTCTGGTTCGGTGCTGTTGACGCTGACTACCGTGGGAAATGCAGGCATTGCGCTGACGAATCCGACACAGGGGCAAATGACCATTAGTCCTGAAGCGGTCGGCACTGGCAGCCTGCCAATTTCAAACGTACTGAACACTGACCTGAAATTAACGCTATCATCAGGCGTGGTGTATGTCCTGTTTAGGGCGACTATCACACTGATAGACAAAATAACTGCATAGTCATGTCGGATATTCAGGTAACACTAAACAGCAGCAACATCACGGTTCAGTTCCCTGTTTCGCAGGTCGGGGCCGGTGTTCCATCAGGTGGTACTGCCGGTCAGTTGATTGTAAAGGATACATCAGCGGATTATGATACCAGCTGGACAACCATTGCAGCCATATTAGGCGCATTGCCTGTGTATAACAGCAATGACGCTGCTATTGCTGCCGGTGTAACAGCATATCGTGCAGGGGCCGCACATGATGCTGCATTAAAGGGAACCATCATATACATCACCGCATGATCTGGAACGACTATTCAACTACGCACAGCCCGTACTACACAGGGTACACGGTCAGCAGTGAAACCATCAGTGAGGAACTGCCGGTGGCCATCGAGGATGCGCGTGCGCAACTTCGCATGGATGACCTGCGCCATGATGATGAATACCTGATGTTGTTAATTCGTGCGCAGTGCGACATCATTGAACGGTCATACCAGTGTTCCCTGCTGAATAAAACCGTGACTGAGAATCACAGACAGTTCCCGCTGTCATCCATTACACCGATGATTATTGCGGGCCTGTGGCCGATTGGTAGTATCACATCGGTTCAGTATTACGACAGTGCAGGCACACTGCAAACATGGGCATCATCTGAATACGCCACTAACATCAGTTCGGGGTGTGTGACAATCATGCCAAAATCAAACTACACCTATCCGTCAGATTTGGCGGTCAGGCCTGATGCTGTTCAGATTACCTATGTGGCAGGGTATGGTACATCATCTGCATCCATACCTGATAGTGTGCGTTTGGGCCTGCTGTCACGCATAGGTCGTGCCTATACGAACAGGGAGGACAGCCCTGAACAGGTGTTTAGTATGTCTGACGTGTTATTGCAGCCGCTGCGGCGCTGGATGTAACTGTTTAAACTGACGCAGGCATGGCAAAGGCTACACAGATAGGCGACAGGCGACACCGAATCACGATTGAAAAACCGGTCACATCACGCGGCACGTCCGGTCAGGAACTGATGACATGGGAAACACATTGCAACGTGTGGGCTAAGGCAACATGGCGCAGTTCAGGAAACAAGGATGATATGATGGCAGACAGGCTAACGGTGCAGACTGCTGTCACGTTTGACATCATGTATCGGGATGGGTTGAATGAAAAAATGCGTATCAATTTTGAGGGCGATTTGTATGACATTCTGTACTTTCAAAAACCGGATTTCAGGCAATCCCTGATAATTGTAGCCCAAAAACAAGACTAAAAAAACATGAAATTAGGCCAATACATATATGCTAAACTATCTGCAACCAGTGCTGTGACGGCGCTGGTTGGTACACGCATATATCCGGTATTTGTGCCTGAGGATTCCACATATCCTGCCATTGTGTTCACAGTGACCAATCAGCCGACTGATGACCAGAAGGACAGAAAGTCAGACCATGATACAGCGCAGGTGACATTTACATATTGGGCCGAAGTGAAACAGGGTGCTGATGCGTATGCAGCACTGGATAATGTTGACCTGGCCGTCAGAAACGCATTGGATTTTGTCACAGGAACTGCCGGTGGCGTTACTGTTGAGGGGTGCAAATACGTTAGTAGTGCAGATGGTATGGATGAAAACATCATGTTTTTGTCGCGCACAGCAGTTTATCAGTTCATAACACGCAATTGATGAACAAATGGCAATTGAGGCAACACAAAAGGAAATAAACGCACTGATACTGCAAATCAGGCGCATGAGCAAAGAGGTGCAGAAGAAGGCAATTGACGATCTGAAGGATAGCGCAGAACTGATGTCAAACGCCATCAGGGTGCGCGTGCCAGTTAGCCCTAAATCACACAGCAGGTATAAACGTGTTGCAAAGTCAGGCAGGCGAATGCCAAAGGGGTACGGAGTGAAGGCAGCAACATACAGGCCTGGCAACCTGCGTAAATCATTCAGGCGGCTGTCACTGCGCCGAATGAAAACTGCTGTCATGGTAGGGCCGCTATTAGGTGGTAAAACAATTGACGGTTATTATGCGCACTTTGTAAACGACGATGTCAAAATGACTAACGGCAAAATCAGAGTGGGTAAAAAATTCGTGGATGCTGCCGTCAGTGCAATGGGGCCAACAACACTAAATAATATGGTCAACAGCCTGCGTCTGCGCGTGGAAATGGAGGCCAAAAAACAGGGATTATGAAAATTCAACTAATCAAAGATTTCGAGCAGTTCGGTGTAAATTCAGTCATTGATGTTGACCAGCCTACCGGCAACAAATTAGTCAGTGACGGCATCGGCACACAGGTTCCTGATGATACGCGTTCACGCAAATACAGGCCTGGTCAGCAGTTAGAATCCCTGTGTGTTCCATTGAACGAACAAAACACGACAATCACCACACCACCGACATTTATTGCGTCAATTGGCGCTGAAATGGAGGATAAAGATAAAACGCCAACAACGCGGCGGCAATTTTTCACATCCAAAAAGTAAAAACACATGGCTACCGTTTTAGCTAAAAACATGAAACTGTACACAGGTGCAACGCCGACCGCGATTACCTGTCAGGTGGACGCATCCCTATCTATGTCCACCAACACATTTGAAACGACCTGCAAAGATTCATCCGCTGTGGCTGAGTTCCTGCCTGGTGCAAAATCATGGACGGCGTCTGTCACCGGAAATGTTGACTGGTCTGCCACCAATGGCGCAGAGGAACTATTCACGGCATGGTCAGGGCAGACATCTGTGGCAATCGTATTTCAAACGGGTGTCACCGGTGAAATCAAATATTCCGGCAATGCCTACATCACCAGCCTGCAAATCAATTCGTCTGGCAATGATGAGGCGGTGACGTTCAGCGCAGAATTTCAGGGAACCGGCGCACTGTCACAGGCAACAATCTGATGATGTAACACACAACCGATAACAAGCAAGCAAGCAAAAAAATGACAATTCAATTAAACGGCAAACAACATCCAATTAAATTTGGCATGGGTGCGCTGTATCAATATGAACGTAAAACAGGACGATCCGCTATTAGTGACTTTCAACAGGTCGCTGGCGGATCGCCTTCTATTACGATGGTGGTTGACCTGATTTATTCAGGCATCGTCTGTGGCTATCGCGACATGATGAAACGTCTGCCAGACTTTGGCCCTGATGAACTGGCCGACTGGCTGGATAATGACACCATCACGCAGATGATGACCATGTTTGCAGATTCGTTTGCGCCTGCATCGGATGACGCGGGAAACGTGGTCAGGCTGACGGACAATCAGACACCGGAAGCCTAACAGATACCGGCAACTACTGGCATGGGCTGCTGCGGCAGGCTGCCATTATTGGAATGTCTGAGGATGAGTTCTGGTGTGCCACACCTGCCTATTTCAAATACCGGCAGGATGCGCACCTGGAACAATTCAGAAATGAATGGGAACAAACGCGGTACATCGCGTTCATAGTTGCCAAAACAGTTGACCACCGCAAACAGATACGCAGACCATCAGACCTGCTGCCGTTCGATTGGGATGCGCCGGTGAAATCGCGATTAAAAACGCGGTCACAGATGTCAGATGATGAACGTGCTGAATTTGACAGGTTCGATGAGGAGGCAGATTTAATCCTAAAACAAACAAACCCCGAACTATACGAACGGTATATGTCGGCTAAAGCAGAACGCGAACAAACACAGCGCAATGGCCAGTAATGCTACATCACTAAATGTCAGGTTAGGTCTTATTTTCGATGAGAAGACACTGGCACAGGTTGAACGTCAGTTGCGCCGTTCTGGTGAAAAACTGCAACGTGTAGGGCAGGATTTAACACTGTCGCTATCTGCACCGCTGGCCCTGTTTGGCGGTGCTGCTATAAAGGCTGCCGGTGACCTTGAATCTTTGACACTGGCATTGCAGTCACAGGTTGGTACGGCAGACAAGGCCGCTGCTGAACTGGAAAAACTGACCAAAGTAGCTGAATCGCCTGGCCTGGGGCTGGAACAGGTTGTCAAAGCATCTGTTTCATTGCAGGCCGTAGGCATCGAGGCCGATAGAGCGCGTACCATTATCACAGCATTAGGAAAGGCGAACGCCAGTGTGGCGGGCAGTGCTGAACAGTTCGGGGCTGTCAC